GAGTTTTTTTCACTCGCGCAGCGGGGCAGCGGTTCAAGTAGGAGGACCGATTCATGGCGAAGCCGCCGAGTAATAAGAAGACGCTGGATGAGCATCTGCGCGAGGGGACGTTCGTTCGTTCGCGCCATCAGCATCTCGTCGAGGAGCTCGGCGCGAGCGTCGATATCTGGCGAGATCGCAGCGTTCGTCAGGGTGGCGATCTCAAGCCGGCCGAACACTTCGAGATGTTCGCTTCGGAGATGCTGCGCCATACGATCGGGCGCTGGTACGGCGAGCCGTTCGTGCTCGAGCCGTGGCAGCGCGAGCTCATCGGCGAGCTCCTCGCGGTCGATAAGAACGGTAAGCGGAAGATCCGGCAAGCTCTGATCGGGCTCCCGCGAAAGAACGGTAAGAGCTCGCTCCTCTCGGCGCTCGCGTTATGGGCGGCGTCGATCGAGGGAGAGCGTTCGCCGGACGTGGTAGTCGCCGCGGGTTCGCGCGATCAGGCCGCGGTCGTCTTCGATCAGGCTCGCGCGTTCGCGAGCTCGGATCCGCTTCTGGATCTCTGGTTCGATCAGCAGCGGTACACGATCAAGTGTCCGGACTCGAACGGCGTCATTCGCCGCGTGGCCGCGGACGGAAAGTTGGTTCATGGATTGAATCCCGGACCGCTGATCGTCTGCGACGAGCTTCATTCGTGGCAGACTCCGCGGCAGGAGGAGCTATGGGCGGCGCTTCAGACCGCGACCGGAGCTCGCGAGGAGCCGCTCACGGTCACGATCACGACGGCCGGCTTCAACAAAGATACGGTTCTCGGCCGGCTCTACGACGAGGCGCTGAAGAGCCCGAAGCTCGAGGAGCGCGCCGGCGGCTCTCTTCTCGTCGCGAAAGAAGATGACTTTCTTCTCTGGTGGTACACGTCGCCGGAGAGCGTCGCGATCGATGACGAGTCGTACTGGCAGAAAGCTAATCCGGCTTCGTGGATCGATAACGAGACGCTTCGCGCGCAGTTCGACTCGCCGACGATGGACGAGAACACTTTCGCGCGGCTGCATCTCAATCGATGGGTGAAGGCTCGTAACGCTTGGCTCCCTCCGGGAGTTTGGGAGGAGATGACCGATTCGGAGCTCGAGCTCGCGCCCGGTCAGCCGATCTACGTCGCGGTCGATGTAGGACTCGTTCACGACTCGACGGCGGTAGTCGTCAGTTGGCCGCTCGATTCCGGGAAGGTCGCGCTGAAGGCTCACGTCTGGTCCGCGGTCGATGACGCGCCGGCTCACTCGTACTGCGCCGGCGGCCGAATCGATCTAGCGGAGGTCGAGGCTTATATCCGTTCGCTTGCCGAGACGTACGATCTCCGCGAGCTCGTCTTCGATCCCCGGTTCTTCGAGCGCTCCGCGCAGGAGCTCGCCGGAGAAGGGATCCGCTGCGCGCCGATCATTCCGGCGAGCGCGGCGATGCAGTCCGGCTATTCGGAGTTCTACGCCGGCGCGATGGAACGGAGGATCGTTCACGATGGCGATCCGGTCCTCGCCTCTCACGTCGAGGCGACCGCGGCTCGCCGTACCGAACGCGGATGGAAGATTCAGAAGCTCGAGAGCGATCGCAGGATCGACGGTCTCGTGGCTTCGGTTATGGCTCATTGGCGAGCGTGGAGATCGGTCGCGGAGACCGATCCGGAAGGGTTCGTGCTCCTATGAAGATTGTCGCGGTTCTGTGCTGGTACGACGAATCTCCGACGTGGCTCTCTCACGTCATCGCCGGCGCCGCTCGCGCCGGGTGCTCTCACGTCGTAGCGGTCGATGGTCCCTACGCGCTCTATAGCGCGACCGAACGCTCTAGCGGAGTCGAGCAGCAGGACGCGATCGTTCGCGCTTGTCACGCCTCCGGTCTAGGGCTCTCGATGCACGTTCCCGATCACGCTTTCATCGGGAACGAGATCGAGAAACGAAACTTAGCTTTCCGCATCGCCGAGCAGGTTACGTCGGAAGACGACTGGCTCCTAGTGGTCGATGCGGATATGGTCGTCACTCGAGCTCTAGGGCTCCGACACGATCTAGAAGGGACCGAGCTCGACGTAGCATCCGTGCAGCTTGTCGATCGTTACGACTGGCATACGGACGACGGACGCTCGATCCTGCCGGACGGATCCGGAGTAGCTCAGAAGACTTCGCACGCTCACCGGGCGCTCTTTCGCGCTCGCCGTGGGCTCGAAGTCGTGAACGCTCACTTCATATACCGGTATCCGCACGGCGAAGACTGGCGCTATCTATGGGGTCCGGAGAACTGGAATCTCGAGCCGGCGCTGAATCTCCCGAACGTGGAGATCGAACATTGGACGCGGCAGCGTAACGCGCATCGCGCCGAGCTTCAGAAGGCGTATTACGCGACAAGGGACGAGGCGCGCGTCGAGCGCGTCGGCCGGCTTGTCATGGAGACCGTGGACGGCGAGATCGCCGAACTGCCATAGAGAGAGGGTGATCGATAGTGCCATTCTGGATCTGGCGTCTCGCGTTCAAGTTGCGCGGGCGCAAACTCGCGCGACTGCATCTCACCGGCTCCTCGCCGAGTGTCGAAGGGCTCCTCGTCGGCGCAGCCGGCGGTCGTTACGTCGTACTCACTCCGAAAGTCCTTCGAGATCCGGAGCCGGCCGAACTGACCGGTCATCTCGAGATCCCGAAGGAGAACGTCATCTTTATTCAGGTGTTAGATAAGTGAAACTTCTCTCTCGCGATGGTCGCAACGTCGAGCTCCGGTTCGCTGAGTTCGGATCAAGCTCGATCCCGATTCCGTTCGACCGTGGCGGCGCCGGCGTCCCGATCGCAGTTACTCCCGATGTAGCGTTCGGCTTGCCGGCCGTGACCGCTTGCATCCGGCTTATCTCGGAGACCGTCGCCTCGATGCCGCTTCTCGTCTATCGAAAGAACGGCGAGAACCGCGAGCGCGCCGACGACGTTACTCAGTACGAGCTCTTCCGCGTCCGGCCGAACCGCGATCAGTCGCCGCACGACTTCATCTCGGACGTGGCCGCGAGTCTCGAGGGATTCGGAAACGCCTATATCCGGAAGATCTACTCCGGGAAGACGGTCGTCGAGCTCGTCCCGCTTCCGCCGGCGAGCGTCTCCGTCAATCAGGACTCGAAGACCGGCGAGCTCTCGTACTCGATCGCGAGCTCGACCGGCGTCGAGCGTGATCTGACTTCCCGTGAGATCCTTCATATTCGCGGCTTCGCTCCGCAGGGAGGGCCGGTCGGCATCTCCCCGATCACCGCTCACCGCGACGCGCTCGCGGCTCCGGCCGGGATGCAGCGCTTTCTCAACGCCTATATGAGCAGGGGCGCCGGTCCCGGCGTCGTCCTCTCGATGCCGCAGCAGGTTACGCGCGAGCAGGCGCGCGAGCTCGCCGAGACGTGGGACTCGCAGCACGCCGGGATCGATCGCGCGGGCTCGACCGCAGTCATCGGCGGAGGCGCAACGCTAGAGACGATCCCGGTCTCGATGGTCGATGCTCAGTTCGTCGAATCGATGCGATTCAGCGTCGAGCAGGTTGCGCGGATCTTCAATGTTCCCGCGGCGCTCCTCGATGCCGGCGATCGGAACGGAATGGATACGCAGGCGCTAACGGAGCAGTTCGTCAAGTTCTGTCTCGTCTCGCGGATGAGCAGGATCGAGCGCGCTCTCGCCGCCGATCCCGATCTCTTCGCGACGACCGGCGATCTCTTCCCGGAGTTCCTCGCCGATGGGCTCCTTCGTCCTTCGACTCGCGAGCGCTTCGAGAGCTACAAGACCGCGATTCAGACCGGCATCCTCTCTCAGAACGAAGTCCGCCGGCTCGAGAACTATCCGCCGATCAACGGCGGCGATGAGATTCAGATAACGCCGGTAGGGGGCGCTCCTAACCCGCAACCGATCCCGGAGTCTCCTAATAACGATGGCTGATCTAACTCCTACCGCGTCGATGGCGATCGAGGCTCGCCGCGGTCTCAAGTGGGCTGAAGATGGCCGCGCCGGAAGCGGGCTCGTCCCGCGGACCGTCGCGGACGCTCGAAAGATGGCTGACCGCGAGCCGCTCAGCGAGCAGAAAGTCCGAAAGATGCCGGGATGGTTCGCGCGGCATGAGGTCGATATGGCTTCTGACGCTAACCGCGATCCGGACGATCCGCAGTATCCGGGCGCCGGCCGCGTCGCGTGGGCTCTATGGGGCGGCGATGCCGGCCGTTCGTGGGCAGAGAAGAAGGTCGCCGAGCTCGACCGGGAGAAGGAGGAGGCCGAGCGGTCTCTGAAGATCACGGTCGAGGTCGAGCAGAACGAGTATCCGGAGATGGAAGAGCCGGAGGTCGAGGAGCCCGAAGTCGAGACGCCGGAGGAGCCGGAGCTCGACGACGAGGAGGAGCTCGTCGAGGAGGAGCCCGTCGAGGAGGAGCTCGCGATTCGTGAGGACGAGCCGGTGCAGCCGGCAGGGGATGAGATGCCGCCGACTCCGGCGGAGGAGGAGATACCGCAGATGCAAACTTCGCAGCCGCTCGAGGTCGAGCGCGTAAGAGTGAAGCTCGAGGAGCTCCGCGTCGCGGGCTCCGGCGATCCGCAGAAGAAGAACGAGCTCGTCGTCACCGGCTACGCGGCTCTCTTCGACTCGCGATCGGAGGATCTCGGCGGCTTCGTCGAGGAGATTCAGCGCGGCGCTTTCTCTGAATCTCTGCGTAAGAGCGATCTCGACGTTCGCTTTCTAATCAACCACGACTCGAACCTCGTTCTCGCGCGCTCGAAGAGCGGCACGCTCGAGCTCTCCGAAGATGAGCGCGGTCTGCGGATCTACGCGCGCGTCGCGCCGTACTCCTACGCCGAAGATCTCCGGATCGCGATCGAGCGCGGCGATATCGATCAGATGAGCTTCGCGTTCACGGTCGAGGAGGATTCGTGGGGCTCCGCCGATGACGGAACTCCGCTCCGTCGCGTGCAGCGCGTAAAGGATCTGTTCGACGTAAGCGTCGTCACTTATCCGGCGTATGCCGAAACTAAGACCGAAGTTCTCGCTCGCGCGATCGACCGCGGCGAGCTCGAGAACGAAACTGAAACTTCATCTGCCGAAGTGGTCCCGGCAGAAGAGCGCGAGTCGTCGCCGCAGGGCGAGGCTCGCACCGATCAGTCGCCGTCCGGGGCTGATCTGCGAAGGCTTCGTGAGCGAATCAGGAGCCGGACCTAACTCCGAACCTTTGGAGGTTCTGATATGCCGAGCGATAAGCTCGAAACCGCGAAGGCGCGTCTCGATGAGGCCGTAGCCGAGCGTCAGCGTATCGCCGATGAGATCGAGGTCGCGGACGAGTCCGCCGACGTTGATTCCCTCGAGCAGCGCTGGAACGAAAGCGATCAGACCGTCGAGGCCGCTAAGCGCGAGGTTGCTCTCTATGAGCGCATCGAGCGCGCCCGTGAGGATCTTCCCTCGCCGGCGGTCCCTGACGTGAAGGTCGTCAAGGAGGAGCCGACGTACCGTAAGGATACGCCGTTCTCGTTCTTCCGTGATCTCGCGATGCGTAATCGCGATGAGGCTTCCGCTGAGCGGATGCGTCGTCACGATGCCGAGATGAGCGAACGCCGCGACGTGAGTTCCGCGTCGAACGGCTTCATTCCTCCGGTGTACCTCGCCGAGCTCGCCGCGGAGTTCCCGCGGGGAGGCCGTCCGCTTGCCGATGCGCTGCCGAAGGCGCCGCTCCCGGCTACCGGTACGTCGTTCACGGTTCCGAAGGTCACCGGCGGCTCCGCAGTTGCCGCTCAGACTGACGGCGGGAGCGTGCAGGAGACCGATCCGACTACCTCGCAGCCGGCGACTTACGTTCGCACGATTGCCGGTCAGGTCGATATCTCTCAGCAGCTTCTCGACCGCAGCGATCCCGCGTTCGATGTAATCGTGCTCCGGGATCTCCAGTCCGCATACGACGCGGAACTGGATCGTCAGCTCATCGCCGGCGCTTCGGCGTCGAATGAGCACGTCGGACTCCTGAACGTCTCCGGCGTAAACTCCGTGACGTACACCGCGGGTACCGCTACCGCGGCCGACACGCTGCCGAAGATCTATAAGGCGATCGAGCAGATCGCCTCGAACCGGTATCTCCCGGCTACGCATCTGGTCATGCATCCGCGTCGCGCGGCTTTCCTCGCGGCCGGTCTGAGCAGCACGGCTCCTGTGTTTCAGCAGGGACCGCTCATGCTCGCCGCTGGTACTCAGGACGGCGCGCAGGTCGCGTCGATCGCTGGTCTGCCGGTCATCATCGATCCGAATATTCCGGTCAATCTCGGAAGCGGAACCGATGAGGATCGCGTGCTCGCGATTCACGCGCCGGATCTGGCAGTCATGGAGGGCGGCGTGCGTACGCGCGTCCTCGACGCTCCGCTGAGCGACACTCTCGAAGTGCGTATTCAGCTGTTCGGTTACTCCGCGTTCCTCTCGGAGCGCTATCCGAAGGGCGTTTCGGTCATCTCCGGTACGGGGCTGAACGACGTTCTCTGATCCCTTACGGGATCTTCGACGGCGCTCTGGCGCGATCTTCGATCGCCGAGCTCGCCGGGGTTCGATTCCCCGGCGTCGTCATAACTACCGATCTCGCGGGAGGGATCTATGAGTAATGAAGACGTAATCCGCGGTCTCCTCGAGGAGCGCGCGGCATACGAGAAGCGCGGCGACAAGGCCGGCGCGAAGCTCGTCGATGAGCAGTTGAAGTTCTACGGTCACGAAGGCGCGCCGAAGGCGAAGCGCTCGACGAAGCGAACCTCGAAGACGAAGACTGAGAAGCGCTAGAGATGGCCGCCGGCGATCTATGCTCGCGATCGGAGGTTCGGGCGTTCCTCGAGCTCCCGGCCGCTGACACCGGCCGCGATACTCTGATCGACTCGACGATCACCGCGATCTCCGCTGCGATCACGCAATACACGCAGCGCGAGTTCACGCCGACCGCTTCGGCGACTCGCACGTTCGAGCTCCCCGTGGGGAACCTCTCAGTCGATCTCGCGCCGTACGATCTGCGGACGATCTCGACGCTGCGGCTTCATCCCGAAGACGCGCAGCCGGAGACTCTGACCGCGACGCGCGACTATCAACTCGAGCCCGTCGCCGCTCCGCACGGCGTATATACGCGCGTTCGGTTCTCGTCTCTGGTGACGCTCTTCGACTCCGACTCGGCGCGCTACTTCGGCCGGACGCAGGTTGAGATTGCGGGCGCGTGGGGGTTCGCCTCGATCCCGAACGACGTGAAGCAGGCCGCGATCGTCGCGACCGCTTCATCGCTCCGTCGCGACGTTCCCGCGCTCGATCTCGGCGACGTGCTCGACGATCCCCGTCAGCTAGGACCGGATCGGCCGACGAACTACGCGCTCCCGGCCGCGTCGATCCGGATGCTCTCTCCCTACCGTCGCCACGGCTTCAAGTGAGCGCGACGTATAAGAGCTCGGCGCCGGCGTTCAAGGCGGCTCTCTTAGTCGCGCTTCAGGCGCGCTCCGGGCTCTCCGGGGTCACGGTCAGCTACGGAGCTCCGGTCAGCGGATCGGGCTCGCGTGAGTTCGTGGCGCTCGGCGATATCGACGGGTCGCAGGAGTACGCGACGCTCGGCGCTACCGCCGCGGCACGCCGGAAAGATGAAACCTTCACGATGACCGTCTATTGCTCCTGTCTGCGCGAGGGGCAGATGCAGAAAGAGTGCACGGAGCGCGCGTTCGAGCTCGCCGCAGAAGTAGAAGACGCCGTTCGTGAAGATCCCGAAGTAAGCGGAACGGTTCGCGTCGCCGAGGTCGCGAGCCCGTTCTCTCTCGAAGAGTTCGCGTCAGATCAGGCGCGGCAAAGCGTCGTCACGCTCGGCATTACCGCGACGCGCCGATTCTAAGGAGCTTTCTATGAAGGTGAAGTATCTCGGGCCGCACGAGCGGCTCGTCATCGTTCCGGCCGATGGTGGTCCGGAGATCGAGGTCGATCGCGACGGGACCGTCGAGGTCTCCGCCGAGCTCGGAAGGGAACTGGTCGGACGTGGAGACTTCAAGGGCTCCGCGGGCAAGAAGAAGACGAAGCCCGCTAAGGGCGAGGAGGAGTAAACAATGGCAATCAGAAGCGGTCTAGCCGCTCAGCTTGGCTTCGGCGCAGAATCGACGGTCGGAACCGCCGTTACGCCGAATAGATGGACTGAGTTCACTTCGGAGAGTCTCGCGCTCACGATCGAGAGGATCGAGAGTGAGGGTCTGCGAGCCGGGAACCGCGTCGTCCGTTCGGATCGATGGGTCGCCGGGCAGCGCAGCGTCGAGGGGAGCTTCGCTCTCGATATGACCTCGGAGAACTCCGGGATTCTGTTCAAGCATCTTCTCGGAGCAGCTTCGACAACCGGCGCTGGTCCGTACACGCACGAGTGTACGCTCGGCGATCCGCACGGGCTCGCGTTCACGATGGAAGTCGGCCGGCCGGATAACTCCGGCACCGTCCGCGCTTTCACTTATTCCGGCGTGAAGCTCTCGGAGGCGACGTTCGCTAATGAAGTGAACGGTCTTCTAACCGGAGAGTTCTCGGTTATCGGGAAGGATGAGACCACGGGATCGATTACTTCGGCGAGCTATCCGGCTTCGCAGGAGCTTCTATCTTTCACGGGGGCGACTATCTCCGTGGGGGGCAGTTCGTACAACTGCACGGATATCTCGATCAGCGTCAATACGGGTCTGGATGCTGAGCGTTATTCGCTCGGCAGCGCGACTATTCGCGAGCCGGTCGCGGCGAGCATGGTCGAGATCACCGCTGAAGTGAACGCGGAGTTCGCTTCGCTGACTGAATACAACCGCGTAATCAATGGAACCACGGCTTCGCTAGTCGCGAAGTGGGAAGGCTCCGTGATCTCCGGCGGCGTGAAGCGCTCGATCGAGTTCAATATGCCGGTCGTCCGGTTCGACGGATCGACTCCGACCGTGGACGGTCCCGGCATCGTGCAGCAGCCGCTCACGGCGAAGGCTCTCTACAACGGGACCGATTCGCCGCTGAAGGTAACGGTCGTGAACTCGGACTCCGCTCCGTAAGGATGGCCGCTACAGATCCGGGATTCCTAATCGATGGATACTCGGATCTACTGAAAGCTCTCAAGGACTCTGATCCGGAGCTTCAGAAGGAGTTCAAGGCTGAGCTCCGCAAGATCGGCGAGAGCGCCAAGAAAGGCGCCGAGCTCGAGGCTACGAGAAAGAGACTGATTGGCGCTACGCGCAAGCTCTCTACGAAGTATCTCGTCAAGCCTCGAGCCGCCGATATCGCGCTCACGGCTTCGGCCACGAATAAGGGCTTCCCGTACCCGGCGGTCTATGAGTACGGGGGCTCGCAGGTTCGGTACACCGGCGCGAAGACCGGGTATCGAAACGTCGTCAAGCGCTCAGTTTGGGCGCAGACCACGGCGTCGCGAGTACCGGATCTCTGGCAGACGCCGCCGGGGTATCCGAAAGAGCTCGGACCGCTCGCCTTCCTCGCGCCCGGTGCCGCCGGCAAAGAGCCGGAGGTAATCCGGGAGATCGAGGACGTAATGGAGCGGACGATGCAGAAAGTCCGACTGACCTAGAGAGATAGGAGAGAGACCATGCAGATAAAGACACCGATCGGAACGTACGCGATGCCGGAGGAGCTCACGTTTCGCGAGATGGCGCTTCTGAAGTCGCAGACCGGGCTCATGCCGGCGCAGGTGCCGGACGCGCTCGAGGCCGGCGACCCTAGCGTGATTATCGCGTTCGTAATGATCGCCGCCGGCCGATCAGGTCGCGTCGTAAGTGAGCAGGTCGCGCTCGACTGGACGCTAACCGATATCGAGTTTCTCGACGATGAGGAGCTCGAGGACGACGAGCCGAAGAAGAAGAGCTCGAAGAAGAAGGCCGACGACCCTTCCTAACCGCGCGCGGCTTCTGGACTCCGACGCTCGCGCGGATATATGGGATCCGGCCGTGGGAGATCGACGAGCTCACGGTCGAGGAGTTGAACGCGATCGCGAAAGACGTAAACGAGTTGAAGAGGAGCGCTGAGCGTGGCCGGTAAAGCGATAAAGCCGACGATTCGGTTCGGCGCAGACTTCGACGCCTACAAGCGTGAACTCAAGCGCGCGATCGGTCAGACTGACAAGTTCGATCGCTCTCTCAAGGGAGCCGGGAAGAAGAATAACTTCCGGTCGATCGGTAAGGCGGCGCTCGGCGCCGCGGCCGGTATCGGCGCGGTCTCTCTGGCAGCGAATGAGCTTCGGAAGAGCGTTCAGGAGACGAGCGATCTCGCGAAGGCGACGCGGCAGCTTCAGCGCGCGACGGGGCTCTCGGCAGATGAAGCCTCTCGGCTTGCCGGCGCGCTCAAGATGCGCAATATCGGCACCGATAAGGCGTCGAAGAGTTTCGTCAAGCTCGCCGGTTCGATCGAGGCCGCGAAGACTGGCACCGGCGCCGCAGCCGACAACTTCCGCAAGCTCGGCGTCTCGCAGGACGCGATCCGTCGCGGCGACGTTTCTCGGATCCTTCTTCAGTCCGCCGACGGCTTCAAGCGCTTAGGGGATAGCACCGGGAAGGCGCAGGTCGCGCAGGCTCTTTTCGGTCGTAACGCTCGCGAGCTTATTCCGCTCTTCGAGGGCGGCTCGAAGGCTCTCCGCGAGCAGTTGGCGCTCGTTCCCGGTCTCACGCAGAAGCAGGTCGAGCAGGGGCTCGCCGCTACGAAGGCGCAGCGCGATCTCAATACCGCGCTATACGCCGTGAGGGTCACTCTCGGAACGGCGGTCCTTCCGTACGTCGCGAAGGGCGCCGAGAAGCTCTCTGAGTTCATCGCCGAGATGCGGTCAGGGAAGGGCGAGGGCGGAAAGTTCGCCGCGAAACTCAAGGAGATCTGGAACGCGATCAAGCCGGCGGTTAGCGCTCTCGGCGACGCCGCGAAAGCCGTCTTCGAGTTCGCCGCTGCGAATCCGAAGATCGTCAAGATGGCCGCGTACCTCGCCGCCGTGGGGCTCGCGATCAAGGCGATCAAGTTCGCCGGCGCGATCTCCGGGATGAGCTCGTTTCTGAAGGCGGCCGGCACGCTTGGCGGGAAGCTCGTCTCGACTCTTCGCAGGTCCGGCTCGACCGCGGGAAGCGCTGCGATGAACTCAGCGGCTAACTCGGCGGCTAACTCCGCTAGTGGCGGCGTTATGACTGCCGGCGGCCGCGGGAAGAAGTTCGAGAAGGGCGGAAAGTTCGTCGGAAAGTGGATCGGCCGCGGACTGGCGGCCGGAATCATCGCGGGAATAATCCTCTTCGGTCCGGAGCTCGCGAAGCGCGTCAATGATTGGTTCTCCGCGAACCTTCCCGGATGGCTGAAGGGGATTCTCGGCATCCGTGGCGGAAGCGATCCGCGCTCGCCATACTTCGAGCCGCGAGGCGGCGCTAGCTCGCGAAGTGTCGAGCCGGGAGCCCGCGGCGCAGGCGGGCCTCGAGCTCGCGCCGCTGCGGGACCGGTAGCTCCGGGAAGTGCCGGCCGTCCGACCGCCGGGAATCCGTCAGATCTGAACGAGGCGACGATCGCTGAGCGTACGCTGCGACTCTCGGAGCTCAAGGCGGCTCTGGAGCAGAACCTCGAGCGGCTCGCGGGACGTAAGGATGCGGCCGGTCGTCGAGCGCTGAAGAATCAGAAAGAGCTCCTCCGGGCGACGAATAAAGAGCTCGGCGAGCTCGAGCGCGCGAATACGGTCCTTCAGGCTCGGCGAGCTCTCGAGGATCAGATCGCGCAGGCGAGGCTCGGGCAGTTGAACGCAACTCTCGATCAGAACGACGCGGCTCGTAACGCGGCGCGCAATCAGAACGCGCTCGAAGACTTTCAGCGCGACTATGCGCGGCTCACCGGCGAGATGGGCGCCTCGAGTGAGTTCACGTCTCGCGATCAGGAGCTCACGGCGCTTATCTCGCAGACGCAGGGCGAGGCCGGGAACGCGGCCGTTCAAGCGAACTATCAGCGGCAGCGAACGCGGCTCAACGCGCAGATTGCGCGCGCGGAGGCCCGAGGCGATCTGGAACTGAAGGATCAACTCAACTCGCAGCTTGCCGCGCTCGATGAGCGCTACGGAGCCGATCGGCTTCAGCGGCTTATCAATGAGCAGAACGCGCTCCGCGCGGAAGAGACCGCTCGGCAGGAGGCCGCGAAGGAGGAGCGCGAGCGTCTCGTACTCGAGGAGCAGCAGCGAAACGACGATATCGCTCGATCGAATAACGAGGCGGCCGCGGCGACGTATGCGTTCTCCGAAGGCGTGCGATCTCTGATCGACAATCTTATGAACGGGGTTATCTCGTTCTCGCAGTTCGCGGGGCAGCTTGCTGGCGCTGGCGGTCCGGCAGTCAGTAAGACGGACGCGACCGCGGGCGTGATCGGGAAGACGCAGGGCTTCAAGGTTCCGAGCGTCCCGAAGGCTCCGAAGAAGAAGAAGAAGACGAAGGGTAAGGCTTCCGGCGGGATGCTCTCTCCGGGCGTCGTGACGATGGTCGGCGAGACCGGGCCGGAGCTCATCATGGCTTCGCGTTCCGGGATGAACGTTCTCAGCGGAACGCGAACTCAGCGAATGGGCGGAGCGGCCGGCGTAACGAATATTACGATCAACGCGGTTCGAGGCGCAGCGGATGATCCGCGGCTCCTCGCGCGGGAGATCGGCTGGCAGTTGGCGACGCGATGATCTCTTCTATTACCTTCGAGCCGCCGACCGGCTCAGCCGTCACTCTTCACTCGACCGCGATCGGCACGAAGAACGTCGTCGTCCGCGCGGAAGGCTTGCAGGGAACGCCGTCTCTTCGCGAGCTCGTCACGAACCGCGGTCAGCAGGCCGGCGCGTACGTGAGAACGAAGTATTCCGGGCCGCGCTACGTGACGCTCGACGGCGAGATCGTCGGATCGTCGATCGAGGACTCCTTCGATCAGTTCGACGCGATCTCGAAGGCGTTCTATTCGGCGATCAGCACCGCCGGGACTCTGAAGTGGACGCGCGACGCGAGCGGCGAGGCTCTTCAGGCCGGCGCTCAGCTTTCATCGCTTCAGCCGCTCGTCCTAACGGACGGCTCGCGTCTCCTTCAATACGCCGCGACGCTGGTCTGCGGCGATCCTCGCGTCTACTCGCAGACGCAGACGACCGGCATCGGGAACGTCGTCACGAACGCGGCCACGGGTAATACGTGCAGTTTCACGAACTCCGGTTCGATCCCTACGCCGCCGATCATCCGCATCTACGGGGAGATCACTTCGCCGGTCATTCGGCTTACGAGTGGCGGCGCTGGTCTGACTTTCACCGGAACGGTCGGGCCTACGGATTACCTCGAGATCGACGTGCAGAATCGCACGGTAAGAACGAACGGTTCGATCAACTCTCTTAGCACGCTGAACGCCGGCGCTTCTGATTGGTTCGAGCTTCCGACCGGGACCGGCACGGTCACTCTCACGGGCTCTTCGATAAGTGGATCTCCGCGAGCGGATCTCATCTACCGCTCCGCGTGGACGTAAGGAGAAACGATGGCTGACAACGTACCGATTACCGCTGGCACCGGAACGAGTGTCGCAACCGACGATATCGGCGGCAATCATTATCAGCGGGTAAAGGTGACGTGGGGCGCCGATGGCACGGCTAACGACGCTTCAGCTACGAATCCTCTCCCGGTCGCCTCGACTTCGGGCATAACCGGGATCGCGGACGACCGGAAGGTTGTCACGACTGCGGGAACTCGCGTGACGCTTGCGAGCTCGACCGCTTGTAAGCAGGTCGTCATCACCGCCGAGACTGATAACACCGGGATCATCGTCGTTGGCGGCTCGACGGTAGTCGCGGCTCTCGCGACGCGGCGCGGGATCCCTCTCTATCCGGGAGATACGATCTCGCTCGAGATCGACAATCTCGCCGACGTGAATCTCGACTCGACCGTGAGCGGCGACGGCGTTACGTTCGCCTACTTTACGTAATGAGCGTCTCCCTCGCGCGGAATCCGATCTTCGCGCAGCGTCTCTACTACGAGGCGACGACTGCATCGCAGACGATCGCGACGAGCACGACCACGATCGCCGATCTGCCGGCTTCAGCTACTTACGATAACGGGCTCGCGCTGGCCGGGACCGCGATGCACGACGGGACGAATAACCGGTGCTATCTGCGCCGTGCCGGTATCTGGCACGTCTTCGTCTCTACTTCATGGGCGGTAAACGGAACCGGGCTTCGGCGCGTGGATATCGTCTTGAACGGAACGACCACGATCGCCGCGAACGTGAACAACAACTACGGCGGCTTCTTCGGGACGTTTCACTCGACGGAGACTCTCTACTACGCAAGCGGGACCGGCGATTACGTCGATTGTCGCGTCAATCAGAGCTCCGGCGGGAACCTCGCGACTACCTCGATTCTCAAGGCTACGTGGCTCGGACCGATCGCCTAGACGATGACTCTCGAGCTTTCATGGCGCGATGTTCGCTTTCAGCGTCCGTACGCGGAGGCGACTACTTCGGCGCAGACGATCGCCACGAACACTTTCACCGGCGCGAATCTGACGACTTCAGTTCGAGATAATGGGGCAGTTACGACCGGCGCGGCGATGGTCGATCTTGCCGGCGATGTAATCAACCTTCCGCGCGCGGGACTATGGCACGTCACGGCGACCGTCATATGGGGAACCGATCTCAACGTAAACGGCTATCGAGCCGTCAGCATTAGTCTCAACTTCTTTGGCGGAACTCACGCTCAGAACATCTACTCGAACACTACGCAGACCACTACGGGATCGACCGGAGCGCTAATCAACGTCGGCAACAACACCGGCTACGGCGCTCAAGCGACGGTTTACCATAACTCAACCTCCGCGAATCTGACGGCAACCACGACTCTTCGCGCGACGTGGCTCGCGCCGTTCCATGCCTAGAAGATGAGTCTCTTACTTCTCCTTCAGCGCGAGTACGTCGATTCGCTTCTCTCCGATACGACGGAGGAGAGCACCGGCACGGCGCAGGGGCAGACGACCGGCGCCCGTAACGAGTGGACGTTCATCCTCGCCGACTCGAACGGCGCAGCGGCCGACGTGCTCGATCCCGCGATCGTTCGCGCGGAGCTCACGATGCGCCGCTCGGAGATCTCGACCCTCGAGTTCGAGCTCTCCGGCGAAGACGATCGCGCCTATACGATCATTCAGAAGCTCACGCAGACGCGCCCGCTCGTCTATGCGTACCGCGATCAGGTTCTCTACTTCGCTGGTCTCCTAACCGCGATCCGTGAGCAGGGAGAAGAGGACGTGACGATGAACGTCACTTTCTCGGATGCTCTCGCGACACTTCAGCACCGGCTCACGCTCTCCGATATCGAATACTACGATCAGGACGCCTCGACTTTGATTGCCGGCACGTTCGCGAGCGGAAAGAGTCTTCTCGAGCAGGCGAACACCCTCGCCGCGACCGGGCTCGTCGCCGGCACGGTCACGAGCTCCGTAGGGGTCGAGACGTTCAACACTTCGCGCGACGTTGCATATGACAAGCTCCGCGAGCTCTGTTCAATCGTCGCCGGTCCGGACGTTCGCGTGCGGCCGCAGTCCGGGAGCTCGACGTTCGGGATCCTCGACGTAGGGAGTCTCTATAAGAGCACCGCTTCGGTCGCAAACTTCGGCTATGGGGGCGGCACGGTCGCGAATCTGACGGGCTTCTCGTGGGAGGTTCAGCCTCCGCTAACGCGCGTGATCTGCATCGGCTCGGAGATCGAGGGCGCGAGCGATGTAACCGGCGACGTGACGAGCGCTGAGAGTCGCGTCGGTGTATGGCAGGGGCAGATCGCTAATAACGATCTCTACCTCGAGACCGATTGCGTGAACGCTGCGAACTCAGCGGTCCGGCTCGACTGGACCGTGACGGTCAGCTTCACTCCGCAGCCGGCGGTCACTCCCCGGCCGCTGCGCGATTACAACGTCGGCGATCTTGTCAAGGTTCGAGCGAACCGCGGATCGCTTCGGTACGACGGTCTCCTCCGGGTCCGTGAGATCTCGATCTCGATCGACGATCAAGGCGTCGAGACCGATCACCGGATCGACACAGAGGCCGGCGGAACTCCGAGCGGTCTTCAGACGGACGATACCGGGCTCGTTTCCATCACGGCTGACACTTTCTCGGATTCCGGGAACCTCTTCAACTCCTTTGCGTAATGCCGGATATCAACCGCTCCGCCGATCTAACCGAATATCTGACGGAGCGCGACTCGCGGCTGCGAAAGATCGAGCGGCAGCTTGCAGTCCCGCGTCGCGCGTACTCCGACGTAACTACTTCGCAGACCACGGCTTTTACTGGTCTCGGCGGCGTAGCGCTTACTACGCCGGATCGGATCTCAGTCGTAACTACTGCACGCTCGATCGTTCACTTCTACGTCGAAGTCACGATCGCTAATACCGGCGTGAACTCATCTAACGTCTTTCTCTATGACGAAACGGACGTTAGCTCGCGTCAGATCCTCTCCTATACCGGAGTCGGACCGGTAACGCGCGCTTCGGTTCCCGGCAGCACGACGGGCGTAGATCCGAACGCGACGTTCGGCGGCTTCGTATCGTCGATCGTGACGGTCGCCGGTCAGCGCGACTACTCGCTTCGCTACTCCGTGGTCGCCGGGACCGGAACCTTCTCGAACCGCAAGCTCTACGCATGGATTCAACCCTTCTAGCAGGAGACAAGATGACGGACCACGACGTACTCGAGCATCGCCTCGACGCTATCGATGACAAGCTCGGCGGGCTGACCGAGCAGATCGTCAAGCAGAACGGCCGCGTCGATCGTCTCGAGTCGTGGCGCGACCGGATGACCGGCGCGTGGATCGTCGTCACTTTCGCTTCTCCCGTGATCGCCGGCTTGATCGTCGGCTTCATTCTCGGCAAGTAGGAGGACCGCATGAAGACCTATCCGAACGGCCGGGTTCCGGCAGAAGAACTCACGCCTATTCCCGGTGGCCGGCTGCGCCGTGGGGCTCCGGCGAAGTCATGGCTCGCGCTTCGGTTCTATCTCGGCAAGCGTTACGGGGTCTGGATCGTTCCGACCGGTCCGATGAGCTCCTATCGATCGCTCGAGCAGCAGCGGATCCTCTGGCAGCGGTACACGAACGGGACCGGCGCGCTTGCCGCGCGTCCCGGAGAATCGAACCACGGATCCGGCATCCCCGGCCGCGCGGCGTGCGACCTCCCTACGGCTCGCATGCAGGCTCTTATGCGCCGTCACGGACCGGAGTTCGGATGGACGATCGCCGGCGCCGGATGGACGGACGCTCCTTCGGAGCCGTGGCATGCAGTCACGAACCGCACGCGGCTTACGTGGAAGGCTCGGCTCTACTGGAACCGCCGGAAGCTCGCCGGGAAGAAGAAGCGATGAGAGGCTTCAAGCGGCCGCGATGCCGGTTCACGAAGAACGTACGCAATCAGTCCGCGCGCTCGTCGTATCCGCCGAAACTAATCGTCCTTCACTCGACCGAATCGCACGATCGGCCGGGAGCCGCCGATCTTCGCTCGATCGCCGAATGGTTCGATAATCCGCAGGCGACCGCGAGCTCGCACGTCGTAGTCGATCGCGAAGGGAACTCCGCTCAGCTTGTCGATCCGCACCGGAAGGCGTGGACGCAGGCTCGATATAACGACGTATCTCTTTCGATCGAGCAGATCGGATGGTCGCGCTTCTCCGAAAGTGAATGGCTGAAGCGTGACTCGCAGTTGAAGACGACCGCGAAGTGGATCGCTTATTGGTCCCGCGAGATCGGAGTTCCGATTCGGCGCGGTCAGGTAAGCCGCGGCCGGGTTATCCGGTCCGGTGTCATTACTCACGCGGAGCTCGGAGAGCTCGGCGGCAACCACGGCGACCCGGGGAAGGGCTATCCGTTCGGTCGCGTTCTCGCGATGGCGAAGTTCTACCGGCGCGTCGGCTGGAAGTAAGGGAGGGAATATGACGAAGATCAATCCGAAAGTTACGAGCGCGACGGTCGGCGCTGCGGTCGTCACTCTGATTACGGCGCTTCTCGCCGAGCTCGGAGTGACCGTTAGCGCGGAGATTGCGGCTGCGGCTGCGACTCTGATCGCGTTCGCCGCCGGCTACCTGAAGAGCGCGTGAGCTCTCAGAAGCGCGAGCCGCTCTCGCGCGCGGAGCTTGTCGATCTCGCCGGCCGCTTCGATACGTGGGCTGAAGCCGCGCGTCATCTAGGGCTCGCGCCGACTACCGTCCGCGATCGGGCGCTGCGGCTCGGCGTGAAGATCGACGACTACTCATCCGATGAGGCCGTCGAGGGAGTGACGAGCTCCTCGCCGGAGGAGTGGGGCGATATTCGCGAGCTTCTCCGGTCCCGCGGCTTAGATCCGGACGAGTGGATCGTCAAGCGCGCCCGCGTGAATGAATGGGGGTCCGAAGAGGGCTCCTCGAACGCGCAGCTTCGCGTCGATCTCGAGCCGATCACGTCGATTATCGTCCCGGCTCGGAGTGACGGGTGGAAGGCGCCGAAGCCGAAGCCGCAGAAGAAGTCCGGCCGGCCGGATCTCGTCGCGTTTCTTTCCGATCAGCACGTACCGTTCCATTCCCGCGAGCTTCACTCGAGGGTCTGCGCGTGGCTCGAGGCTGAGCAGCCGGATCGCGTCGTCCTACTCGGCGATCTTCTCGATCTCGATCAGCTTTCGCGCTGGCAGCCGGAACCGGAGTGGACGGCCGGCGTGCAGGAGACGATCGATGAGGCTTACGCCGTGCTCCGGGATTACCGGACCGCGGCGCCGAACGCGCGCTTTCAGGCGCTCGCCGGCAATCATGAGGACCGGCTGCGGAACTCGATCATAAAGAACGTAGGGCCGCTCTACGGGATCCGTCAGGCCGACTCGGACGGGCCGAGCATCCTCTCGACGCCGTTTCTTCTCCGGATGGACGAGCTCGGCATCGAGTGGGAGACGAACGGAGGCGCCTATGACGGCGCCCGGATCCGAATCTCCGACGAGCTACAAGCGATTCACGGATGGATCGCGCGTAAGGGCTCCGGCGCTTCGGCGCTTCAGACGCTCGATCATATGCGCGTCTCGACGATTCAGGGGCATACGCACCGGCAGTCGATCGTCTATCGAACTACTTTCACTATCGACGACGAAGCGAAGACGCTCGTCGCCGCTGAGACCGGAACTCTTGCCGAGATAACCGGCGGGCTCGGACACTCGAACCGCCCGGACTGGCAGATGGGGTTCTGCACGGCTTCCGTGATTACGGAGGGAGATCAGGCGGGGAGGTTCTCGCTCGATCTTGCGGTTTACGTGCCGGGAGAAGACGACGTTCTTCTCTGGCGCGGGAACCGTTACTAGCCGGCTTCGCGCCGGAGTAAGAGAGAGATAAAGGAGGCTCGATTATGGCGAGTCAGACGATGACGGATGACCGCGTTCGCGACTTCGATCGTGAGCGCGCGTACACGCTCGAAGCGGCTTCGGTCGCGAGCTATCTCAGCGATCCGATCGGGGTCGCGCAGGCGCTCAATCGCTTTCGCGAGGAGCGGTCGATCTCGGCCGACTGGCATCGCTGGTCCGAGCGCGACTGGATTCAGGAGAGCGCGGAAGAGATCGCGGATCTCAGCGCGTATCTCTGCGCCGAGATGGATCGGCTCGAGGAGCGCGTGAAGGACGAGGGCGATAACGAAGACTTCGGCGTCCTCTGGATGCTCCTTCGGATCGCGCTCGCCTCGTCCTGCACGGCTTACGGCGCTCTCCTCGAGTACCGGCAGCGTGACTCCTAGAACGCTCTCGACCTATACGGTCGAGGGCATCCCGCGGCCGAAGGGCTCACGGGTAGCCGGAGTTACGAAGGACGGTCGCCGCTTCAACCGGGAGTCGAATCCCCGGAGCTCGGAGTGGTTGAAGATGGCGAGGGAGGATCTTCGCCGGCAGCATCCGACCGGTCCGCTCTCGCCGCCGTACCGGGTGACGCTGACTTTCTACTTCCCGGAGCCGAAGAAGCCGACGTATCCGTACCCGTCTCGAGGCGATATCGACAAGTATTCGCGGAACGCGCTCGACGCCGCCGAGCAGGGAGGGATCCTTACTTCGGACTCAGCCGTGATCGAGCTCTCCGCCGTGAAGAGATGGGGAGAGCCGCGGACGGAGCTCGTCGTCGAGGAGATCGAGGGCTACTGATTGCCGCTTAGGATCTGCGCGATCCGGCCGCGGGTTAGCTCGAGCTCGCGCGCGATCTCAGCTTGCCGCTCGCCGTTCTGTACGGCTTCTCGGATCCCGGCGTTCCGTTCGGCTCGCAGCCGTTCGGCGCGCTCAGCGGCTTTGCGGTAGCGCTTCTCGAGCGCGCGTAGTCGTCGGAGATCTTCCATGCTGAGCACGCTACCGGCTCCGCTTGTCGAACCGGCGCTTCTGACACTTCTCGCGGTCGTGGCAGCGCGCGTCGAGCATCTGGACTGTCATCCGAGCCTCCTCGCGAGAGCGGTCGGCAGCGGCGCAATACGCGCGTTCCGATCGACGTACTCGTACGGCTCGTCGGTCTGCGGATGCACGCTCGGAGGCGCGATCACGTAACCGCCGGCGCCTCGAGTGTCGAGTCCCGGTCCGAGCTTGCCGACGCTGCATCGCAGCGGCTTACTCGATGCGAAGTAAAGATGCCGGCCGCGTCCGGTCTCGACCGTCAAGGTCTCCGGAAGCTCGCCGATCTCACGCTCGAGGCGGCGCAGGCTGAGCGCTCCTTCGTGACCGTCGATATCTACGACCGTCACGCGACCGGTCGCAAGCGCGAAGTTCGCGGCCGGGTACTCACGCTGCCATCGTTCGATCTGAGCGCGGTCTGAGCTTGCCTCTTTTACGCCGTGACGGGTGAGCGGTCGCTTTCCGCGGCATGGAAGGATCGGGCCGAGCTTTGCGAGCTCGAGCAGCTCGTCGAGGCGCCCGTCGCGTAGCACGGCTAGCCGGTCGGCGGCTTGCGATTCTAGCCAATAGCGCCGGTTCCATTCGGTGTAGAACTCCCTCATTTCCATTCCCTACTCCTCTCTCTAGAAGAACTTGTATAGGGAGCTAAGCAGCTTATCGTCTCCGCGTCAAGGGGGCTAAGCGAATAACTTCATAACGCTTCGCCGCAGCTTGCGGCCGAAGACGATCGAGCCCGCGTCCCTACCCGCTGGCTTGATCGGTTGCGCGCTCTCTCTCGCGCACCGGCGCCCGTCTCCGCTTCGCGCGGGGGCGGGCGCTTCGGCGTTTCAGGGGTCGATCACGCGAACTACCCGGTTCGGGTAGGGCGAGTGGTTCTCGAGAAGATGCAAAAGCGCTTAGTCGCGCCGTCTAGGTGGAAAGAGCGTGGCGAGTTCTGTATAGCTTTTAGGACCAGTAGAAAGAACGGGGAGGATTAGTGCTCGGAGCAGAAGAGGATCCGCCGGTAAGTGGTCGTGAAGCTCTAGCGGTATTCGCGCGAATGTTTGAGTTAGTCGATGAGGAGCTACCTCGCGTCGATCGGCGAGATCGCTTTCGCGGCGAGCTTCGGGAGGTTCACGACCGGCTCCGCCGGCTACGCGATCTAGCCGAAGCTCAGTTGCCGGCGCCGCGCGACTGACGCTCATCGGCCGCGACGCGCTTCGCGAGCTCGTCGAGCGTTCCGGTCAGTTCGCTTATCTGCCGCTCGATCGACCGCAGCCGGTCGGCGTTTGAAAGCTCGATCTCGTCATCCTCGCCGGTGTAGAGGGAGCCGGGGGATACGTCTAGATACGCTGCGAGCCGCTCGATCGTCGCGTACCGCGGGATCGTCTTTCCGGCTAGGGAATCGCTGAGCGTTTTATAGCTCACGCCGGCTTCGGTACAGATGAGGCGCCGCGGCTTTCCCGGATGGCGCTCGTCGAGGAGCTCCCGTATGCGCTTGCCGATCGCTTCCGCGTCCTTCATGGCGCGATCGTAGCTCAGTCCTATAACGCCCTGTATCAGGAGTTTTACGCAACTTCCGCGGGTTTTTGCCGCAGGTGCGCTATCGGTTCGTCCGACGAGTGATATAGGTTCGCGCTAGGTAGTCGGAGGATTAGCCGTCTTAGCGGCGAAGACTTCGGGAGAAGCACGGTAGGAACGAGGGATGAATGAGATACGACCGAACGAGAGGGAGTCGAACCGGAGAGGCGAGCACGCCGCGGATTCTATTCGCGGTGGCGGTAGCTGCGGCAGCGGTTCTCCTCGTCGATCTGATCGTGGGGCTCGTTCGATGAGCGAATCCGCGCGAACTCATGTTTACGCGACTGAGCAGCTTTATAGCTGTGCGGAGCGCGCGCCGTTGTATCTGCGCGACTTCACTCCGGCCGAGATATGGGCGGTGCAGTCGTTTCTCCTTCGCTTCGCCGAGCTCGAAGCGGACGCCTGTCGGCGTGCGATCGAGAAAGAGAAACGAGAGAGAGGAGTAGGGAGTGCTGGTGCTCATAAGTGAGTTTCTGTTCGCGGCCGCGTGGTTCGCGTTCATTGTCGGAGCGGTCGGAGTGATCGTCTTCTTCGGCTACGTGCTCGTCGATCTGATCGGCGAGCGTATTTACGGGGAGAGTCCGCTGGATCGGAGGATGCGATGAGGCTCGACGATGAGATCATCGAGTACGTCTGCGAGACGACCGAACGCATCGCCGAGCTCGTGGAGATGGCGCAGCGAACCGCTCTCGATCACCGGGAGCCCGATCGCGATCGCATCGTCGAGCTCGACCGGCTCGTCGGCCGTATGCGCGACAAGCTCGACGAGATTGAGACGATGATCGGCACCGGGGCGCCGGCATGAGTACCTCTGAGAAGGAGCTCTTCGACTCGCCGCCGGTTCTCGGACCGCAGGGCGCGATCAACTTCATGCTCTACGGGCCGGCCGGCTCCGGGAAGACGACGGCTGCGGCCGGCGTAGCTCCGGGAGGCGAGATCGTCTGGATCAATCTCGAGGGCGCCGGCGCGATGGCTTTCGCACGTAAGCGCGCTGAAGCGCTCGGAACGACGATCCGCGAGGTTCGCGTCCGACCGGGCGAGGATCCGCGGGAGCGTCTCGAGGAGGCGTTCTGGTACGCGAGCACGAAGGGCGCGGACGCTTTCGTGATCGATACCGCGGCGAAGCTCCGCTCAGCGCTCGCGCAGGCGATCAGCGCCGGCGAGGAGGTAACTCGGCCGGAGTGGGGAGCCGTGGCGCGAGCGATGACGGAGATCATCCTCGAGCTCCGCGATGCGCGCTTTACGACCGTGGTCGTCGCGCATGAAGAGATCGTGCAGGACGAGGAGCTAATCGTGCAGCCGCTCATCGGCGGTCGTACGACGCAGGAGTGGTGCGGCGAAGTGGACGTTCTCGCGTATTGCCGAGCTCGCACGACTGAAGACGGAACTCAGTATCTAGGGCAGCTTGTCGAGGCTCACGGGCGCAGGGCGAAGGATCGCTCCGGCGCTCTCGGCGTCTATCGGCCGCTCGATCTTGCCGAGTGGCAGGAGGAGTTCTGCGCGGCGCTCGCGCTCGACGTGAGCGACGTTCCGTTTCTAACCGATAACGAGAGAGAGGAAGAAGAGTGAAGCTATCCGGAATCAGCGCTGAAGATGCGAAGGGCGCTCCGCCGATCGTGCCGGCCGGTCAGTACGTGGCCGCGTTCATCGATGCGGAGGAGACCGTCTCGCAGTCTTCTAATAATCCGATGATCGTCGTGAACGTGGAGATCCTTCGCGGCGATCAGAAGTCGCGATCGATTCGTGACTACCTCGTATTCACGGATGGCGCGAAGTGGAAGCTCGCGCAGGTACTCGTCGCGGTCGGCCGGGAGATCCCGGAGGGCGAGTTCGAGCTCGCGCCGTCAGATCTGATCGGGAAGACGTGCGGCATCGTCACGATCGAAGAGGAATACAACGGGAAGCCGCAGGCGAAGATCGATCGGTACTTCCCGCTCGATGAAGAGGTCGAGGCTCCGACGATCGAGCCGAAGGTCGAGATTCCGTTCTAGCCGTGGCGAAGGTCGAGCGGAAAGCCTCGAGGGACGAAGTTCTCGCGTACGCCGCGGAGCTCCGCGTCTTCGCGAATCAGATCACGTCGAGCGATCCGGCGAATCCGGATCACGTTCCCGGCGTGGAGTGCTGGTCGCCATCGAACGACTACTGCGAGTATCTGATTCGTGAGCGCGGTCCCTCGCGGGCGCTCGAGATCCTCGAGGATCGCGCGAAGTCTGCACGGGGCGCCGTGCAGCGCGAGAAGGAGCAGGCGCGCGAGAAGATCGAGGCCGAGCGTGCTCGACGTGACCGTGAGAGCCGGGAGGCTGCGGAGCTCAGTAGAGGGCTTTCGATCGGCGCCCGGATCGAGCGTGCTCTCGCGAGCTTGCAGGTCGTAAGCGAAGGCTCGACGGTTCGGATCGACGGCGAGATCATCGGCACGGTCGAGCATCCCTCGAAGGTGCTCGCCGACCGGCGATCGGATGAGTACCGCAGGGCTCGCGGGATCGCTCTCGCGACCGTGCATCGCCTCGAGGCCGCCGTGGAGCGCGCGCGCCGCTCGCCGCTTCCGCCGGTGAAGGAGGGAGACCGCGACGCGCGGCTTCGTAACTACCGGAACCGCACGCCGGGAGAAGTGGCGAAGATGGATCCTGAGCAGGGACTCCCGCGGCAGATCGCCGAACGTCGAGCGGATCTCGGACTGGATCCGGAGACCGGCGCTCCGAACTCACCGGAGGCGGCGTGAAGATCGATCTCAGACCGAAGCCGAAGCCGAAGCTCGAGCCGTACGTCGAGCACGTCGCGGTCATGGCCGGCGAGCTCATGCCGACGATGTACCGGTACGCCGCCGGCTCGCGTGACGAGATCACTCGTCTTACGCTCGAGCGGCTTCTCGGCGAGCTCGAGCACGCTTGCAGGATCGCGCGGGGGAGACTCGATGCTGAGGCGTAGGGGCGAGACCGAAGCTCTCCGCGAGGAGGCTCAGCGGCAGAAGGGACGCGCCGCGCTTCTGCGTGGAGTGCTGCGGCGCATCGTCGAGCTCGAGGATGAGCGGCGCCGCGTCGAGCGCGACTACGAGCGCGCGATCATCGACGCTCGAGGTCTCCTGCATCCGGGCTCCGGGGAGCGAAGCGATGACCGCTGAGAAGCTCGTCCGGCAGATCGAGGCGACCGAAGTCGGAGCGTTCCCGGACGGTACGCATCTTGTAACTCTGCGCGAGGTCGGCGTCGTCCGGCGGAAGAAGGGCGGTCATTGGCTGCGGATCGTCTCGCAGAACGACGCCGGCTCCTACGCGCGCGAGCAGCGCCGGCTCTCCGACGATGAGCAGTACCCGTTCAATCTCAGCGCCGGTCAGCGTCGCGGGATGGTCGAGTTCGCTCAGCGGTTCGGGATCTCGGAGACCGATCCGGAGGCGATCGTCGCGGCTCTTCAGGAGATGCTCGGCGAGTCCGTGAACGTAACGGTTACTCATACGCCGCACCGGACGATCTTCATGCACGCGCGGCCGACCGGGGTTCGGATCTCGACGGATGCCGGGACGATGACCGTTCACGGCGAGATCGAGGTACGGGCGCAGACCGCGCACGAATCCTACGAGAAGCTCATCGACGGGCTCTCGGCTTCGCGGCTTGCGATGGCGGTCGTCGCGGAGGCGTGCTACGAGCTAAGTCGCGATCATGCGTACCGGGATCTCGGCTACGAGAAGCTCTCAGACTTTCTCGCCGATCCCGCGATCTGCATCTCGCGGACTACGTTCTTCGATCTCGCGTCGATCTACGAGCGATACATCCTCGAGGGCGGCGCCGATCCTCGCGAGCTTCAGGTCGCCGGCGTCTCGAAGCTCTCGATCCCGTTGCGAGCTCTCGCGGATGGGGAGGTCGATGTAGAGGAGGCGCTGCGCGACTGCGAGGAGCTCGGCCGGCGTGATCTGCGCGCGAAGTACCGCGGCGAAGAGGAGGAGAACGAGTCCGGCCGGCCGGACTGTCCGCGTTGCGCGGGGATTCCGGATCAGGTACTCGACGAGCTCCGGCGCCGGTACGCCGCGCTAGGGGGATAATCAGTAGATGACTACCGATCAACTCATCGACGAGTACGTGGCCGATCAGATCGCGACCGGCCGCTTCAACTCCGTATCGACGGAGATCAACTACCGCGGCCGGCTCGAGGTTCTGCGAGACGTGAGCGGCGACAAGCCGCCGGAGAAGATCTCCCGCGATGACGTGAAGCGCGCTCTCCGGCGCTGGAAGCCGAATACTGCGCGGACGGCTCACTCGATCTTCCGATCGTTCTTCGACTGGATGGTCGAGGAGGGCTATCGGCCGGAGAATCCCGCGCGGCAAGTGAAGCGCGTCAAGCCGCGTCCGGTCTCGACTACGCGGATGACGCCGGAGGAGGTCGCGCACGTTCTCACGACGAGCCGCTCGGATATCCGCGAGTATCGCGCGGCTCATCTCATGGCTTGCGCTGGCGGTCGCGCGAACGAGGTTCGGCTCATGCAGGGTCGCCACGTTGCGCGGCCGGGTCTGATCTGGATCTCGAGCGATATCGCGAAGGGAGGTAAGGAGGCGTGGTTGCCGGTCATCCCGGAGCTCGAGCCGGTGATCTCCGAGATCCGCGAGCACGTCGCCGATGACGAGTACGTGATCCCGGCTCGCCGCTCGATCGATCCTCCGATGAATACGCGATACCGGCTTCTCATGAATCGGCCGACGAGTAAGAAGGCGCTATGGGAGATGATCGTCAAGCTCGGCGAGCGCGCGAACCTTCCGTACGCGCTGCGCCCGCATCTTCTCCGGCACGCCTTCGGAGATCACGTCGCGAAGAACCGCGACTCGAGGCTCGCGCAGGCTCTCCTCCGTCATGCGGACGTATCGACGACGATTCAGATCTATACGTCGAAGCCTTCGACGGACGAGCTCCGAACTGCCGTGGATGGACTGCGTTTCGATACCGGATCTAGCACGTATTCCGATGAGCTCGATCGGCTTTCCCCGTTTGCGGGAGAGAAGGCGACGACCGGACTCGAACCGGTGAAGTCGGAAGGTGACGTAGGAATAAGGCTTTCTGACGGGTCGGAGGCTCTCGAGGCTCGTCTGCGGGTAGTAGAAGCGGAGATAGAACGCGCTAGGAACGCACGATATCCGGAGGCGGTGCGAAGTGGCCGCTGAGGGAATGTTTGCCGCGGTTCGTTTCGGGCGCGAGGAAGCTCCGTATCCGGAGGTCGTCTGGATCGAGCGGATCGATACGCGAACGGTTCTCCTCTTCGATGACGACTCGCGGCTCGAGGTCGAGACCGGCGTTCTTCTCCGGGAGCTTCTGACGACGGAGATCATCCTCGAGCTCGTAACTCGCGTGAACGAGCTCCGCGACGAGATCGAGGAGGCCGGATGACTGCCGGGAAGAAACTCATCGCTCGAGAGCTACCTCCGCATCCGCCGAATCCGCTCGTTCTTCTCTATTGGGCTCGCGAGCTTGTCGAGGCCGAAGCTCAGCTTCGCGATGCGCGTTCAACTGTCGAGTCAGCCGAGCGTCGCCGTGAGCAGTTGGCCGAGCGTCTGCGCTCCGCGGTGAAGGAGCACGAATGATCCGCCGGAAGAAGCGTGAGCGTAAGGAGAAGCCGGAGCCGGAGCGTCACGTAATCGTCGAGCGCGAGGACGTGCGGATCTTGAAGTACCCGGCCGCGTGCGATCCGTTCGGCTTCACTCCGGAGCACGCCGCCAAGCTCGCCGAGCCCGTTCCGAATCAGCGCGCCTACGACGTGATCCCGGTCGCCGTCTTCAAGTTCGCTCGCGCGCAGGGCCGGCCGATGACTACGCGCGAGGCGATGCGCGAGTACGACGCGCGCCCGAAGGACGAAGGGGTCGAGGATGCCGGCTAGGGCGACTCGTACTCAGATCGCTTCGATCCGTCATCTTGCGGAGCGTGCCGGCGAGCCGGTCGCCGAGTGGGGATGGTCGCAAGATGACGCCGTTCGCGAGCTCCGGCGGCTGAGCGTCCGCGTCGAGGGGCTCGAGATGCAGCGTGAGGGGCGCGAGAGGCGCGCTGAGCGGCGCTGGCGGCGGGGATGGGCTCCGTGATCGCCGAGCTCGCCGTCTCGAGCGCTCTCGTTCTTACGGGCTCCGCTACGGCTTACGCGCCGTGCGATGGCAGCGTCTCGATCGGATCTCGAGGGAACGCGCTTCGGCTCGGCGACGTGGCATCGAACGATCTCGCGTATGGGACGTGGATCGAGCTCAAGCGTCCGCGTGCGGTCACGATCGGCTCGAAGCGCTACCGATACTTCAGGGTCCGCGATACCGGCGGTCCCGGCTTTCTGATCGATATCTACGCCGGCCGGTACTGCGGCTTTATGCAGGCGTGGGGAAGGCGGCAGGTCTCGATCCGCGTCGTCCCGCGATCGGAGCTCTACCGCGGCCGGCCGATCGGCGGCTACAAGTTTCGCCGGGGAGCGAAGGGAGCTCGGCTCGTATGGAGGGCCGGATGAGGCGCGATTGGGCGGAGCCTCGAGCGAAGGTCGATGAGGAGGGCCGGTGCCGGTACTGCGGGCGCTCTGATCGCCGGCTCGAGGCCGCTCACGTCATCCCGCGCAGCGTTGCGCCCGGTCCGGCGAATCAGGGAGCGATCAACGTCGTTCCGCTTTGCGCCGGCGACGCGAGCGGTCCCGGTTGTCATCAGCGCTACGACGCGCATGAGATCTCCCTTCTCGGCTATCTGACCGCTCGCGAGGAAGCCGCGGCGGTTCTGATCGCCGGAGGGCTCGAGCTCGCGCGCCGGCAGATCAACGGGAGGGAATCGTGATCGTTCGCGTCGATGAGAACGACGAGCGAAACGAGCAGCGCGTCGCCGAGCTCATCGAACGCGCGTGGGGAGTGCAGATGCGGAAGTTCGGGCGCTTCGATCGGCTCGACCGGTTCGGCGTCGAGAACGGCGTTACGCGCTTCGTCGCGGAGATCAAGGTTCGCCGGAACGAGTCGAACCGTTATCCGACCGTCTTCGCGAGCGCGGCGAAGTGGTTCTACCTTCTGCGGTTCGGAGAGGCGCTCGGCGTTCCCGGCTTGTACGTCTTCGCTTTCACCGATGGAGTCGTCGGCTACGTGAAGGCCGATGAGATCGACGCTCGCCGGAACCGGATCGCGGGCCGGATCGATCGGGTAGATGCTCCGAACGATCAGGAGCTCATCATCGACGTTCCGATCGAGCAGCTTCACCGGATCGAGGCGCCCGTCGAGATTGCGGAGGCGGCGTGACGCGCGTCGATTGGTTCTGGAAGCGGATCCGCGCGAGGGACGCTCGGATGCGCCGTAAGGGGTATCGCCGCGCGCTCGAGCATCGCGCCCGCTATATGCCGCAGTCCGTCGAGCTCTCCCTCGAGGCCGATCGCGACTGGATCGAGGGTCGCGAGCGATGATCGATCCTTACGAGGAGCTCAAGGCGATGGGGATCACGCCTACGCAGGACGTGACGCGGGCGTGGCGGGAGGGTCAGGATCGCGCGTGGGCTCAGTTCGAGCTCGAGCGCGCGCAGATGGCCGGCCGCATCGCGCATCTCGAAGCGGTCCTGCATGAGATCGGTCTCGCCGCGAGGCGCGGGGTCCGGCGATGAGCGCTGCGAAGCGTCGTCGCCGCGAGCTCTCCGTGCGGCTCTCGCAGATGCTCGATCGTCGCGAGATGACGCTCGACGAGCTCGAGGCGCGGTTCGATGGGGAGTTCACTCGCCGGCAGATCATCCGGGAGCTCGATCGTCTCGTCGGCCGTCTCGTTCTTTGCTCGAGGCGTCGCGATAACGGAGTGCAGGCTTACGAGTCGTGGGCTCGCGTGATCGATCGCTTGAAGCGGTCTGAGCGTGAGCAGGTGAGGGGCGCGCGTCCGCGCAGTCGTAGGGCTGACCGGATCGCGTAGCTGAAGACCGGCCGCGTGCCGGCGGGCGATGACCGCGGAGGCTTTTCGCCCGCGGTGCCGATCGTCGCTTCGCCCGTTAGAGGGGCAGGGCGGCTGCATGCCGTCCGGGAGGGACGGGTGCCGGGGTCGAGGGCTCGCGAGTTGCGGGTAGGGGCGCCTCTAGGGAGTGCTGTATCTGGCATCGAAAGCCTGAGTTTTAGGGCTCTAAGCATCGAAAGATAAAGATTGCCGAATACCCTTGAATATTGCTTAGGGGTCTATACACTCCTACGCATGGAGTCAATCGAGAGAGAGGTAGGGACCATGCAGCACGAAGAGAACTATTTCGACGATCTACTCAGCATTAGCCGGCAGGCTTTCGATTTGCGGCAGGCCGCGATCGATCTCGACGTTCACGACCGGGAGCTATTGAAGGCGACGAAGAAGCTCGAGCGTCTGATCTGGAAGCGTCAATGCGAGTATCTCGGTATCGGCGGCGAGGAGGTGGCAGCATGAACCGGGTCGCGGGTCCGCGTCGCCGGACGGCTACGTGGCAGATGACGCGGGAGGATCTCGCGCGCGTCGTAGCGGAGGCGAAGGGATGGCGCGAGTCCGGGGGCTGGATCATGGCTCCCGGCTCGACGCCGGTCCCGATCGCGCAGGGTTACGCGAAGCTCGCGGAGCTCCTCGAGGGCGAGGGTCTGATCGAGGAGGGTCGCGGGATCGATTGGCGGATCCTGCACTCGAAGAGGCCGGCGGCGCTCCGTAGGGCTCGCCTCGCGGCTTCGAGGAGCTCACGATGACCGGCCGCTATCTGCGGATCGCGCGGAACCGGCAGACCGGGACCGTGACGACCGTCATCGACAACCGCGATCGCTGGTACTCCGACGATCCGGAGGACTGGATCAACGAGTGCCACGATCACGCGACGCTCCTCTCGCATAAGACGCGCAAGCTCGCGGAGGAGTTCGCGGCGCATCCGGAGGAATGGTGCGAACTCTGCCAGATGATCGACGAGTTTCGCCGGGATCCGCTTCGGGACCATCTCTCGACGGATCCGCGGGAGCGGCTCGTCGCGATGCTCGCGATCACGCGGGATCCCTACGAGCTCGATCTCGATCGCACGGTCGAGCGGGCTCGGCGGGAAGTGGCGGAGATGACCGATGAGGAAGTAAGCGGAATGGTCGGCGCGTCAGTTTTGGCGCTCGACCGCGACTAGAGAAAGAGAGGTAGGGAGATGCAGGAGAACAGAACGCAGGTAGAAGAGGCGATCGCGGGCGGGGATCTCCTCGACGTGGCGCAGATCGCGATCGGGCTCGGCGGATGGAAGGTCGATCCGGCGGATCCGTGGAAGGCGCCGTATTCGCCGGAGAACGCGGCGCTCGCGGCCGCGGCGCTGATTGGCTACCGGTTCGAGCCGGGAGACCGGGTACTCGTCGAGCTCGCCGTGGAGCGCGCGTTCGATGCCGACGATCGCGATCCGGAGGACTATCGCTAGGGGCTAATCCCTTTATTCACGGGCTCTCCGGGGGTAAGATAAAGATCTCCCGGAGAGCTCTTGACTTCTGTGCTTAGGGGTCTATACACTCCTACGCATGGAGTCAATCGAGAGAGAGGTAGGAACCATGAAGAACATCGAAACGACCATGAACCGCTACGAGGACGGCTACAACTCGCCGGAGATCCTCGTCACGGACGCGGGCCGCTACGGGAAGCTCGTCGGAATCGGCGTCGTCGCCGAAGGAGTCGAGCGGGTCCGCGTGGCCGGCGGCGAGTTCGTACCGGGACCGTGGGCGTATAGCTTCGGTCATGCCGTCGTCGTGGACGGAGCCGGCACCGGCGCGAGCGCTCGCGAGCGGGCGATCAAGCTCACGCTCGGCGAGGAGTTCACGATCGACCACGTTCCGGGGGTGTACCGCTTCGTCGCCGGTTTCTCGGATACTGCATCTCCGCAGCTTGAGCGCGTCGATGAGGAGGTGGCAGCATGAGTCGCCATCGCATCGAGCGGAGCTCGTTCTACGGGTTCGCGCGTAAGAACGAGCTCACTCGCGAGGAGGGCGTCGCGATGGTCAAGATCGTTCGCTGCAACTTCAGCGGCGATCGGGCTCCGTTCACGGACGCTCTCGAGCCCGCTCACGTCGAGAAGCTCGTCGAGCTCGGCTACGTCGAGGAGACGCCGGCCGGTCTCGTTACGACGATGACGGGGATCACGGTCGGCGACGATCTGATCTGCGGCGAGAGCTCCGACAAGTCTCGCGCGTTCAAGGCGTTGGAGCGCGAGTGCGTATTCATCCGGTGGGCTGACGAGGAAGGAGTCGCAGCATGAGCTCGCTTCTCAATCTCACGGACTCGCAGTACCGCGTTCTCCGCGAGGTCCGCGACGTGAACGCCGGCAACGGTCATCCCGTCGCCGATAAGCGCGTCACGCCGGGGCTCGAGAAGCGCGGGCTCATCGAGTGGCGCGGACTGCCGATGACCGGCGGCTACGTGCTCACGGACGCTGGACGTAATGCGGTCGCCGCCGAGTTCCCGGTCGAGTGGGGTCCGGCCGGAGAGCATCGTCCCGGCATCTACGAGCCGAAGAACGCGAGCTCGACGTTCTATATCTGGCAGGACGACGAGCGTCAGCGCTGGATCCTGAAGAGCTACGGCGGCGGTCCCTATGGAACCGATCTCCGAGCGGGATCGCTCGAGGGAGCGTTCAAGCTCGCGCAGGAGTACGTCGCGATCGAGATCCTCCGCTCGTCGGATATCAGCGGCGATCCGGCGAATCCGCAGGCCGGGGACGTGCTCTCCGGTTCGGAGGAGTTCTGGAGCTCGGCGCCGGCGGGGACGCGGATCCGTAGATATCGTGGTCGCGGTCGCGATGAGTGGACGAAGGATGCCGATTCCGGAAACTGGATGAGCGGTCGTCATGGCTGCATTGGCGACGAAACGATCGCGCAGTTCCGGACGCGCTATAAGATCCTCGAGTGGCCGGCAGTACGTGAGGAGGTGGCAGCATGAAGCCGCGCGAGCTAGGGAACTGCCGGCGCTGCGGATCGAAGATCGTCGAGATGGCGCAGTATGGCGTCATCCTCGAGGTCTGCGAGAGCCGAAAGTGCCGTAAGGCGATCTTGGACGAAGCGGCCGCGCGCGAGTACGGTCGCCGAGTGAACGGAATCTGATCCGAGCGATCGGTCAAGATAGGAGGAGACGATGAGCGTTATCTACTACCTCGAGGTCGATGCGGACGTGATTCACGTTCCGGAGTGGGACGTAATCGGCGTCGCGAACTCGCAGGCCGAAGCCGAAGAGCGGATCGGCGAGCTCTTCGATCAGGATCCCGAAGCCGGTCCGTACGCGATCGGTCCCGTCGAGGGAGAGCAGTTCCGCAGGGATCCCGCGGATCCCGCGCAGATCTGGAAGTTCACTCCCTCCTCGTAAGTCCGGCCGGCCGGAGTAACGCTTCCGCCGGTTAGGGGTCTATACTTACCGCCTAACGACGGGGCAGCGGCATGCCTGCCGCAGCTATTGAAGAGCCGGCTCTCGAGGGTCGGCTCTTCTCGTTTCGGAGGAGCGATCGATGGAAGACGCATACGAGCTCGCCGAAGCGTTTCTCGACGAGACGATGAGCGTTACGTGCATCCCGGTCTATACGGCCGATGACGAGCCGGACGTGGCAGTCGTCGCGCTCTCCCCGAATCCCGTCGCGATGCTCAGCCTTCTTCATCCGAGCTACGCCGTGAGGATCCGCGCGATGCTCGCAGTAGCTCGCCGATCGCACGAACTACTCCCCGAACGAGGACTCCGCTATGCCGGCTCTCTACGTGACTGAAGCTCAGCGCTACTGGCTCGAGCGTCTCGCAGAAGAACGTCGGATCGAATGGCTTAGCGCCGCATGCAAGCGTCCGGCACGCCGGACTCTGCCGGCTACGAAGTGGCGAGGATCCGAGCGCGTCAAGTGACGCAGGTTCTCAAGGTCTGTAACCGCTGCGGAGATCTGCACGAAGGGAACGCCGCAGTCTGCGCCCGGTGCTACCGGCCACGGCCGCGCACGTACACCGATCGAGAGAAGAGCACGCGAGCACGGAAGCTCTACAAGACCGCTGCATGGCGCCGCGTCCGCGAGCTCGTCCTCGACCGCGACGGTCATCTCTGCCAGAAGTGCGGACGAGCCGACTCTCTTAGCGTTCACCACGTCATCCCCGCCGAGCGCGTAGCGGACCCTCTCGAGCCCTCGAACCTCGTCACGCTATGCCGACCGTGCCATAACCGCGCAGACGCGCGCAGACGCGCTAGAGAGCGCTCTCAGCCCTAAGCGAATAGGGGGGGAGGGTCGCGCGAACGCTGGAAGGTGAGGAC